TCACCGCCCCCCACGTCCGCCGTGATCCGATAGGGTCCGTCACCGGGCAGATCATAGCCGCCCCAAGGAGACGTTGCCGGGGTGCATTCCACCCATGCACCGCTTTCCCAGACCTCGACCATGTTCAGGGTGGACGGTTGCAACGAGGCTTCCCATGCGCCTTCACCCTCGACCGTCCAGATCACTTCCCGCGCCGTCCACCGATCCCGGCAATAAGCCTCGATCCTTTGCCAGAGCGCATCCGAGTCCAGCACCGCCGCCGCCGTGCTCAGACCAGCCGGGGTCGATGGATAGCTGGCCGGAATTGCCTCGACCTCTTTCAATGTTACCGCCATTAGAGCCTCCACCGATTGAGTGCATGGGCAAGCGTCCGATCCTCGACCGCCGCGCATGGCGTCCAGTTGCGCGCCTCCACTTGCGTTTCCGAATAGGCCGGGCGGGTCACAAGGCTGATCTCGGCAAGGATCGCCTCGTTAATTGTGCGGATCAGCGCGTTGCCCTCGGCGGGGTTTTCTTCCTCCACCGTCTCGGCATTGGGCACCGTCCGTTCGGGCGGAATGCGAAAACCGGGGCTGATCCCGGCAATCTGCCCCACGGCCAAGAGGGCCAGAGCGTCCCGGACGTAGGACACATCTTCCAGCTCGGCTGCAATGTCCGCCGCGAAGGTAAGCGCATCGTCGGTATCAGTCAGCGTCAACGTGCCCGCGCCCCGGCTGGCAAGAGGCCGGTCGAAGGAATGACCGATCAGAAGATGCACCTCTTGTTCCGTCTCGACAGAATGACGGAATGCACCCGGTGAGAATTGCTCCTTGCGCGGTCTGCCAGTCCTGCCACCATCGGATAAAACCGCGCGCGAATTGTAGGGGAAGCGACCGCTCATGCGGACGCCCCCACCTTTCTTGCGGCGGACCTCAAGCCCACCGCCTGCTATCCCGCCCCAGAGCATTATTGAATGCCCGTCAGGATGCGGGTTTGCACCGCGCGGGAAATAGTCACGTCCATCGTGGCCAGCGCCGTGAGCCGCAGACCGCCCGATTGCGCGTCCGAATACGGATCGCGGATCAGGTCGATTGCGCCCCACGTCCCGACGAAGAACGGGGGCACCCCGCCCGCCGTGGTGGTCAGGACCGCGCTTGTCGCCTCGGGTGATCCGGTCGGATCGGCAAGGGCGTTATGGCTCATCGTGACGCTGCCCAGAGCCCCCGTCAGACGATCCCATTCCGTGATCCCGCTGCCCGCGTCCCAAATGTCCGCGTCCATCGTGTCCCAGACCTCGGGACGGATCAGCAGCCGCACATCACCGGGGCCGCTTGCCGCATTGCCGGTGATGAAGCTGACCACCTCAGAGCGGAACGCCCCCCAGGTCGGTGCCGCCTCCACGGCTTCCTCGTTGATACCCCAGCCGGATGCACCCGCGAACAGGCCCGTAGGCTCGCCGGCCGATCCGCTTCCAAGGAACACGGCCCGGTCAAGGGCTTCCTCGATAGCGCCGTTCATGTCGCGCCGCACCGCTTGCTCAAGGCCGGTGCCGGATTGCTTGAGCGTCTTGCGGGTGATGCGCATCTGGACGCCAAGGTTGTGATCCGGCTTCAAGGGCCGATCAACGGTCGTGTAGGCACTCGGGCCGGTTACGTTGCCGGTTTCCGATGTTGCCCAACCCGCCGTCACGCTGGACGTGGCCACGGGATATTCGACTTCGCCCAAGCCCACGTTGACCATCTGGCCACCCATGCGGGCCGCGACCGATCCGGCAAACAGCCGTTCAATGATCGGGGCCGTGCGGATTGGATCGGGGGTGCCGCTGGCAATGGTTTCACCGGCCCGGATTTCCAAGGCTTCCCATGGGATAGGCACACCGCGATAGCCGCCACGGGACCGCAGTTCCGTTACGATCTCGCCCGTCTGCCCTTCAAGGGCGCGGCCCTCGTCCAGAGCAAGGGCCACTTGGCGCATTTCAAAGCCCGCCATGACCTCGGCCCATTCCCGATCAGACCGGGTTTCCAGATCGGCCCCGGCTTCACGGCGTTCCGAATCCTCGGCCACCAGCGCCGCGCGATAGCGGGTTTCATTGGACCGATATTCACGGTCCATTTCGTCCATCTGGCGGGTTTCATCCTCGGACGGCTTTTCCTTGCCGACCAGTTCCGAAAGTGTCTGGCGGATTTCGCTTTGCCGCCGTGCGATGTTTGCAGAATCAAGCATGATATTCTCCTATTGCTCGATAGGGTTTCGGCCCGTTTGACGGACCAACTTTTTCCAAGCCTCGCGCTTGGGGTCGGGTCGGCCTAAGCCGATCTCGATTCGGGTCTTGCGGGCATGACAACGCCCGCAAAGCGTTTGCAGATTTGACAGCGAATAGGCCAAGTCGGGCCGCGTCCTGACCGCCTCGATATGGTCGATCTCAAGCCGCCGCCGTTCGCCGCACTGGACGCATTGCCAATCGTCACGGTCTAGCGCCTGCATTCGCAGAGCCTTCCACCGGGGACCGCGCGTGACCTTGGCAGAGTGCCGCATATGTTCGCGCCGCCGGTTCATCGCCGCACCTGCAAGTCATAGAAGCGGGGCACCCCGTCCGGGCCAAGCGGCGCGACGTTGACGATCACATATTCCGCCGCGCCGACGATCAGCCGATCCGCCGTCGTCGGTGCGATGTCCAAGCCCTCGACAGACACCAGAACCCGCAGGTCATTGGCTTGAATAAGCGTCCCGTCCCGATAGCTTTGGTCATAGGTGACAACGGCCACCGTGGCGGGATGCAATGTCGGTTCGCCCGGTTCGGGTGCCCAGGGCGTTCCGCCATCTGCACCGGGCCGCTCAAACGTGCCCGCCTGCCCAAGCCGCGCGATGATCCGCGATGCCGTTTCAATCATCCCCATGCGATACGCCCTCCTTTGTGCGCGGGACGCCCCATCATCCGGGCACCCTCAGCGACCGCCAGGACGGTTGCCGCCGCCGCGTCGATCCGGCCCGTGGACCGCGCCTTTGCCAGTTTCAGGTTGTTTGCCGGGTCGCGCAGCGTGACCGCATCCGCGAAAGCTGACCGCAACAGCAGCGACGGGGCGGTTTGCACCTTGCCGTCATAGGTCGCGCGCCGGAAACGCTCGCAATCCTCGCCACCATCGCGGAACCCTTGGCCACGCCAGACAATCGGGCACCGGATGCCCGCGCGGTCTATCGCCTCGCCAAGTTCGGCTTGCTTGTATCGGTCCGCCGTGATCGCCGCGACCGCCTCGCCGTCCACATGCCCCATGACCTCGATCAGCCAAGGTGCGACGGGCACCGTCTGATCGCCAAGGGTGGACAACTCGCCCCGGTCCTGCATCTCGACATAGCGCCCGGACACGCCGTCATTCTGGCCACGGTCCAGCAAGGAAGGCTTTGACGGGAACGTGCCCAGAGCCTCAAGCCGCCCCGTCTCGGGCCAGTAGAACGCCGCCGCAGTCATGCTGGCAGAGCCGCCCAGGTCAATCCCGATGACCACCTGACCTTGCCGGGGTGGAAGGTCCGCCGTCTCGCAGGACAGCCATTCATCGACCGTCAACAGCACGTCACGGTTTTCGCCGCTGACACGCTCATTCCGATTGTAAAGCCGGCAACTTGTCAGGGTCGATCCACCGCGCGCAATCGCCCGTCGCGCCTGACCTTGCAGCCAGTCAAGGCTTGAGCCGATACCATAGGCCGCGCCGGGGTTGGCCAGCTTGAGCGATTCCAGATCATCCGCAGGAAGCCCGGGGGCGGGCCGGTGCTCCTGCCGATAGACGCCCTCTTGTTCCTCATCCAGCCAGACCGAAAACGGGTGCGCATCATCCGCAGCACTTGTGCTGATAATCAGCGCCCGCCCGCCACGTTTGCCCAAACCGGACAAGAGCGCGTGTTCCAGAGCATCGCCCTGATCCGCCTGCCAATGGCCCCGCTCATCCATCAAGACCAGCGTCGGAGCAGAACCCAGAGCGGACTTGCCGTCCGCCGCAATGGCCCGGACAAAGTGCCCGCCGCCGTCGCCGTCGCCGTCATATTCGATCTCAAGCCGGGGGCTACGCCGGATAGTGAAAGCCGCTTGTTCATCCTCGGGAAGCGACCGGATAAAGCCCACCACGAAGTCAAACGCGATGCGCGCCTGATCCCGCGTCCGGGCCGCTATCAGGATTTCCCGCCGGGGCTGACGATCCCATTCCCCCTTGACCGCGCCCAGAGCGATGCCCGCCGACAGGGCGGTTTTCGCATTGCCGCGCCCGATGCTCAGACAGGCCACGTTGATGCCATCGGCCAGAGCACCCTTGACGAATTGCTTTTGGAATGGGGCCAGCTTCACCGCCTGACCGGCTTTCGGCCCCTCGGGAATGCTCAGGCTTTCAAGGAAGCGGATTGCCTTGGTCGATGCCTTCATTTCAGCACCCCCGATCCGCACAGCGCGAAAGCGTAACCCCGCACCGCGACCCTCCCCACGCTCAGAAACGGGGGCATTGGGACCAGATCGTTGCCCCACCCCACGCCAAACAGGTGATGCACGCCCCACCACCCCCGCCCCCCCTTTAGGGGCGGGGTGGTGGGGCACCTGTTTTCAAGGGTATTTGCCCCACCTTGCCCCACCATACTTTCAGGGGTGGGTGTGGCACTCATACAGTTGCCCAATCGCCTACCTCCAAACAGGGACGTTCCATGCGCTTTGCGTCCAGCAGCTTGACCTTTTTCAAAGCCCCGGATTTCAGCCACGCCTCGATCATTTTCTTGATGCGCTTGCGGTCTGCCGCGGCGTCCAGCCCCAACACCTCGGCCACGGTCACACCCGCCCAATCGTCGCCCGCCTGATCCGAGTAGCGGCAAGACAACGTGTCTTTGCCGTCCAATGCGTGTTGAACCTTCAGCAGATCATCGACCGACAAGCCGTCGAACGTATCCGGCGGGGTCCAGACCTCGGCCACACCGACGCTATCGCCATTGGCAAGATGGACCGTTTCCATGCGACGCCAGAGACGCGCGCCCGCCAGGGCGAGGTTGCTCTTGTCCCGGTCAATGCTGAAATATGTCCGCCCATCCTCAAAAAGTCCCCAATCCTCGCGCAGCGGCCCCGACATCTTGTTGAGCACCCGACCGGAACGCGCCGCCGCCAACAGGGCAGACGCGCCGCGCCCGCTTTCGGTTGTCGCTTCCTCGCCATTGGTCTTGCGGGTGTGGTGGACCAATTCGATTGCGCAGTTGCACCGATCCGCCAGACGCGCCCATTCCTTTGCCACAAGGTCGATTGCGCCGTTGTCGTTCTCGGATGCTTGGTGCGATGACACGAAAGGGTCGATCACCAGCACGTCGATTTCCCGCGCCTCGATCTCATTGGCCAGCGCTTCCAGTTCCGGCTTGATGATCTGTACGCCCTCACGGGTTTGAATAGCCGTGCTCAAGGCACGTTCCCGGCCCGTGTCCACATAGAGCCGCCCCGCGATTTCCTCGGGGCTGACGTGGTGGTGCTGCATCGCCGCGATGATGCGCCGATCCATTTCGTCGCGCGGGTCTTCAAGGTTATATATCCAGACCTTGAGTCCCTTGGCGGTCCAGTCCCCAAGCAGTTCCCGCCCGGATGCCATTGCCAGCCCCTCACAGATCGTCAGCGACGACTTGCCGACGCCGCCGGGGGCAACCGTCACCGATACTTGTTTGCGGATCAGGTGACGCCCATAGACCCACGGGCGCGGGGGAATGCTGGCCGGGTCACGCCAGACAAATTCCGTGGGCAAGCGGTCCCCCCGATCACGGGGAAACTCGGCCCGGTGCGCATCAAGCTGCATCGCCATGTCAGAAAAATCACGCGCCATCACGCCGCTTGCCTCCCTTGCACATGGTCAAGGAATGCCGCCCGCCGACCGCGCGGCATGGCTTGGAACGTGGCAAGGCAATAGGCTTCCAGTTCCTCAGGATCAGCCATATCGGCCCAGAACGCCGCCTGATCCATGAAGCCAAAGAGCGGGGCTTGAGGTTGCCCCGCGCCCCGATCAAGCGCCGCATCTGCCGTCATGTGCGCAGTGTCATCGTCCAGCGCCTTGAGCGCCATGAAGGCCAGCGCCGCGCGCTCCTCGACCGTCAGACGCGCCATCAGCACCGGCACCATGCCCCACCACGCATCCTGATCGCCCAGGGTGAGTGTGTAGCCCAACGCCCGCACCGCCTTGAGGTGCTGGGGCTTCATCAGCGCGGAGAAAGAGGGTTTCTTGCTCATGCCGTGCCCCCTTCCTCGAACATGTCTTCAAGGAACCGTGCGATGATCGGCAGGGCCTTCGCCATGTCTTCGGCGTCCGGGATCATCAGTTCGACGTTCCCGCTATGGGGATTGTCGGGGTCCGGCTGATACCAATAGGCCGTGCCAATCGTGTCCGCGTAGGTGCGCAGAGCGTCCGCCGCCGTCTTCGCGAATGCCTTGGGATCGTCGCTCATATCAGCGCCCCCCAATGCGTTGCCAAGATGGGGAAAGCTGCGATATACTCTCCGCACGAACAGACGCCTTGCATAACGTCTTTAGCCCCGGTTGCGATTGCCGTCGCGCCGGGGTTTTCGTTTGCGCCGGTCAGATCGGCGTTTGAAACTTTCTCGGAAAGTTCACGGTTTGTCGGGGCATGTTTTGAAACAGCACCCGCTTGATTTTCTTGGGAAAGAGGCCGGATTGCAAATCCGTGTACACCGGTTCGATTCCGGTACTCGCCTCCATTTATTTTCAAGAACTTAGCCAATCTTCGTGCGAGCTGGGAACCCACGGTTTACAGGCCAGTTTACAATTCCCTACCGGAAACCCGCTCGGCTGGGGTTCTACTGGGGTCCAAGGCGCTTTCGCAACACCTCCACAGAAAGCTGTTCCAACGATCCTCGAAACACTACGGTTTGACCCCAGGGCAATGCTCTCGGAGGAGCACAAGTGGTTCATGGATTATGCTGCTTTATGCGATTTCATAGTGCGGAGATGAATCGCAATGCGCCCAGAACGATCGCGCTGCCCGATGGCATACCGCTGATCCTTGGCTGGGTGACCGGAGAGGTGCGCGTCCTTGACCTGTGCCGGCGAAGGTTCAGACTGAGCTACCCCCCGAAATTCGGACACTGACATAAGCTACGATTTGCAGTCTGCTGATCTTCGACGAGAAGGAGATCAGAGATGTCGAAACGCAAACAACATGCGCCCGAGTTCAAGGCGAAGGTCGCTGAATCTCGGTACTTATTCAGGTACTGCGCCGTAGATCCTGAAACGCGATCGAACACCTTCACTGAAGTTCCGCGCAAAGCATCAGTCAGAGCGACGGCATAGCGCGGATCATCCGGGCTGAAGTCGGCATCCGACGTCCAGAATTGTGGGCCGCCCCTGAAAGCATAGTGGTACTCCTTCTTGCGGCCACAGCCCAGACGTTTCGTCACGCGGTGTACACCGTCAATGCCGGTTTTCTTCACGTCTTTTCCTTCTTTGTTCGACGAGGGTCAGCCCCGGTGTCGGCGACACCTCTTGGGGATGTGGAGACGCTTCGATCCCCTGCGCAGCGTCGAGCCGCGCACGGACCAGTTTCGGGTCATAAGTGTTCGTTCTGCCTGGAACGGGCTTAATACCAAGCCTTCGGCACCAAGCCCGAAACGCACTGGTCAAGCCAGGATAGCCCATGGCACAGGCCAGTTCCTCGCCACTCAGCAGAACCAGTGGAATGCCATCAACCGTCAGTATGTCCGGGCTTGCGTTGATCAGAGATCGTATTTGCGACATCCAGATCTTCTCCGTTATCTCTTGGTGATCAGAATGGGATAATTTTGGATGCAGGCCGGAAGCGTCACTGACAAAAAACTTGCCAATGCGCTATAAGATGCTGTTTTTATTTTATTATATTTTTGCCTCTCAATCGTGAGGCATGCCTCGGATGATACTGTAGGGCAAGGCTCTCAGCGGATAGGGTGCAGCTTTCCGACCATGCGATCTTTTCGAACCAGTTCAGCGCGCTCTTTGAAGCGCCACCCGCAAGGCCACGTATGATCTCACCAACGCCCACGATTCAAACCACATGTGAGCGTTGGTAAACGCAGATAGCCTTAGAGATGGAACGCAAACTTTAGATCTCGTTCGAGATCCGTGAGCCGGGCAGCATGCCAGCACAGCGCCATGCCGATGTCCGGAGCAATATATGCCCCTTCTATATCGACAATCGGCTCACCCAGCGTGCAGAAGAGTTCGTCGATGCAGGCGCGAAGCCGCAATACGAGCTTTGTCGCGTCTTCTGTCGACGCCGCCTCTTCCGCGAAGTCGCGCAGGGCGCCTTTTTCGTCGACGTCCGGGTCGGCGCGCGCCTGACGGATAAGCGCATCCAAGCTGGAGCCGTGTATGTCGAGATACTCTTGAAGACGGCTCAGCGCGCTGTTTGCGATAAGCGTCATAGCGCTCGGAAGTACGATTTGGTTCATGTTCGAAACCTTACGCGACCAGCCCGCGGCGCCATCGCCGCGGTTTCTGAAGCTGACGCGGTCAGACACCGCCGCGGGAGGATCGCGGCGGTGCGGCTTGTCACGCTGAATTGCACGACAAGCCAAGTCGAGGCGCAGGCGCGGGAGCAGCATCCGCGCGGTCGATAGCGTCCCGAAGGTCGTCCGTGAGAAGGCATATCTCCTCGACAAGCGGATCGGCGGGATCGATCGAGGCGAACATCGCCGCCTCCGGTCGCGTCTCGTCGTGTGTGTTTTCCAAAGAAAGAAGCCCCAACAGACGACGGAGCGCTGTACGCGTCCCGCGACCGGGCGCGCCCGGTCGACGTAGCCCTTCGACGATAGCGTCGACCAGGGCAGCGCCCCGCGACCCCCCAAGGATCATTGCGGCCGAAGAGAAGGCGTCCGCCTTGTCGTGAAAGAGCTTTCGCAGCGGATCGTGTCGTTCGAGAGGAATCGCAGTTGCGTCTTGATAGAGATCGTTCAGGCGAAGATACATTGTAGCCTCTTTTCATGAGGACTGGCCGGAATTGGCCTGGTCAGATCTGCCTGTTCTCGGATGTCGCCTCTTGCGGATCCGCGTCGCACCAAAAAGGCGCGGATCCGGAAGAGGCGACATCATTCCTCCTCGGAATGATGCACCCGAGGAACTCGTTCGTTACAACGCTCGATCGTGCTTGGATACGTAGATCTCCAGGGCTGGACTCTCGGGAGGGTCGAGGGAGGGGGCTCCTCCCTCGTCGCGACGAGGCACGGGATCGCGATCGCCGCGGGACCGGTTCTGCTTCGGAAGCGTGCTCTGCCGCTCTCTGGTTGCTGCAAGCCCCGGCGGTTCCGGGCACCGCTGCAAGACGCGGACCGGACTTCTGACTTACCAACTTACCAAGGCCTTACAAACTTGCTAACTTACATTACCTAACAGGACATAATTGTTTAACGTCAGCACCTATGGGACAGATTTGAGGTTTTCGTAACGGAGGATTTCTGGTTCATCGCAGCCACCAAGGAGCGAAGATGAACAAGAAATCCGGAACATCGAAGGACGCGGCCGACAAGCTGGTCAAAGG